GATTGAGTCCATAAACTGCTGTAAATCCGGAGGTGGGTAGCCACCGCTTCGATTCGGTAAATTGACGTTAACGAGACGTTGATCAACCGAAGAAACGGAGCGAAGCGATGGCTGGGATTGATGTTAGCGTGGGCAAGGAATTGTTGCCAGGGTTGCTCGGCAGCCAGGATGGACTGGCGAAGCTGGTGGAGGCGGTGCTGAACCAGATTTTGGAGGCACAAATGACGGAGTCGCTAGGCGCTGAACGTCACGAGCGCAATGAAGACCGGGAGGGTTACCGCAACGGTCATCGGGCGCGCACGCTGTACACGCGGGTGGGTCCTGTCACGCTGCTCGTTCCGCAGACGCGGGACGGCAGCTTTTCGACAGACCTGTTCAAGCGCTACCAGAGGAGCGAGCAGGCGTTCGTGCTGGCGCTGATGGAAATGGTCGTGCAAGGCGTCTCGACGCGGAAGGTGACGACGATCACCGAAGAGCTGTGCGGCGCGAGCTTCTCGAAATCCACGGTCAGCGCCTTGTGCGTTGGCCTGGACGCACGGGTACGCGCCTTCAACGAACGCCGCCTCGATGCCGACTACCCTTTCGTGCTGGTCGATGCGCTGTTCATCAAATGCCGTGAGGACGATCGGGTGATGATGCGTGCCGTGCTCGTCGTGACGGGAATACGCAGTGACGGCATGCGCGAGATTCTGGGCGTGCGGATTGGCAACGCAGAGAACTTTTCGACGTGGGATGAAACCTTTCGCTGGCTCAAGGAACGCGGTCTCAAGGGCGTGGCGTATGTCATCTCCGACCAGCATGGCGGACTCACGGAGGCGATCGCCAAGCACTTCCACGACGCGACCTGGCAGCGCTGCCAAGTGCATTTGATGCGCAACATCCTGGGTGCCTGTTCGACCCGGGTTCGGGCCGAGGTCGCCGCCGGCGCCAAGCTCGTCTTTCAAGCGGCAGACCTGGCTGAAGCGCGGCGACGACTGGCCGATTTCGGCGAACGCTTCGGGAAATCGGCCGCCAAGGCGGTGGCCTGTCTGGAGGCGGGTTTCGAGGATGCGATGGCGGTGATGGCGCTCCCGGAGAAATATCGACAGCGCTTGCGCACCACGAACATGCAGGAGCGCCTCAACGAGGAGATCAGGCGGCGCGAACGGGTGATTCGAATCTTCCCTAACGATGCCTCCGCGTTACGCCTGATCGGGGCACTACTGGCCGAGAAAAACGAAGTTTGGCAAGAAAGGCGATACCTGGATATGGGTGAATACACCGAATGGGTGGCTGCCCGAGTCGCCGCCCGAGAGGGCAACAACGTTGTTGCCCTCTCGGGCTAAAAAACCGTTCGTCATTGACTGAATCGAAGAAAATTTACAGCAGATTTTGGACTTGACTCGGCTTTTTTTTGTCCTCAAAATCGATTAAACGTAGGGATGTTCCGTATTGAATGGTTGACTGTTCATTTTGTTAAGCGGAACATTTGTAATGTTTTGTTCATGTTGAAACTGTTTTCGTGCTGCTGTGCAGTAAAGCAGTCGGATTGGTTAACAACCATAGAGGGGAAGACTTATGTTATTTCGCAGAACTCTTTGCGGTGCGTGTTGTGCCGCTTTGTTCGCCAGTTTTAGCGCTGCCGCTGCCGCTGCACCAGCTGACAATGGGTATGAAATTGCCTACATGTCTGATGTGCACTTCCATGATGTCTATGCCCATTTCGAAGACGGGTCGTTCAAGGGTTTGCCTTCTGCCAAGCACAAGAACGCTACGATTCGAACGATGTATGCGCAACTAACGTCGACTCGCTTGTTCAACGAAAACTATTTTGCGTTTCTGGCCGCGCTTGACGATGCGGTTGCGCGCGGGCTGAAGGTTGTCGTGATTTCTGGCGACTTCAGTGATGATGGTCAGCCGGTGCATATGCGTGGGTTGCGCGAGGTTATGGAGAAATATCGCAAGCAGCATGGCTTGCGCTTTTTTGTCACGATGGGCAACCACGACCCGGCCTTCCCGTTCGTGATCCCGGCCGGAAAAAAGGATTATCTTGGGGATAACGGCAAAAACCAGCCGATCTTCAGCAGGGACGGATCAAAGGACTGTTCCGGTTACGACACGACTAACGCTGAGAAAAATGGCACGATCTGCACGCAGGAAGTTGTGCACGGCGGCTATGGCGAAATCTTTACCTATATGGGTCAATACGGCCTGACGCCGCAAGCGGATTACGTGTATTGGGAAACGCCGTACAGCAGCTACAAGACCCAGGCGGATTACAGTTTCGACAAGGCAAGCAAGGAAGCTGCGATTGACCGTCGCAGCTTCGAGATTTGCAAACAGGGCGCTGGCGGCGAATTAAAGAAGGAAGGTTATACCGATTGTGCGGTTATTCCGGATGGGACTTATCTGGTGGAGCCGGTTCCGGGTCTGTGGTTGTTGGCTGTCGACTCTAATGTATACCTGCCGGCGGATCTGGCTTCGGCGAATCCTGCGAAAAGATTTACTGGCTCTGGTAACAACGGCTGGAACAAAATGCTGACCCACAAACAACATGTGGTTGCCTGGATTAAGGATGTGGCCGAGCGCGCAAAACGCGAAGGCAAGACACTGTCCGTGTTTAGCCATTTCCCGACAGTGGCGTTCTATCGCGGCGCATCGGCTGAGGTCGCCGAAATGTTTGGCAAAGGAGGTCTTGATCTGAAGCGTGAACCAACAGCATCGACTTCGGAGCGGGTTGCCGAGACCGGAATTGGTTTGCATTTCGGTGGCCATATTCATGCCAACGATACAGCCGTTTTTAATAAGAGTGGCAAATTCCTCGTCAACGTACAGGTACCTTCGTTGGCAGCCTATGTTCCAGCCTACAAGCACGTAACTTACCAGCCTCAGGGCAAGGTTGATATCCAAACCGTGGAGCTGAAGGATGTTCCGCGCTTTAATGAACTATTTGAACATTATCGCGTTGAACATAAGTATCTGGCAGAAAAATCGCCGGCCAAGTTGTGGGATGAGAAGATACTTGCGTCGCGCAATTATGCGGAATTCGCCGGATGGCACATGTCTGAGCTGACCCGTCTCCGGTTCCTCGATGAAAAGTGGGCCTGCGATATGCGTCAGCTTGCGCGTAGCCTGAACGGCGCTGATATGTTGACGACTGCGTTGCTTGATACGCCGGTTACGGAAGGTCAGTTGCAGCAGGCAGGAAAAGACCAGGCCAACTTGGCGGCCTGTACTGTAGCGGAAAGCGTAACTGCGCCGACGGAACGTTATGACTCTGACTGGCAGGCTGCTCGTGCCAAGGCCGAGGCATTGGCGTCTGCCAATGGGACGTCGCTGACGGAACTGGCCAAGATCAGCGGGCTTGAGGTTGCTACTGACTTCCACAAGGTGCTGAATGCCGGCGAACTGGCTTTTGCCGATATCAAGCCGCATGCTGCCTTGTATAACCTGATGAATATCGCGCTGAAGGATCGCAGGGAAAGCGTGAAGATGTCGGCTGCCGATGCGAAGAAGCCTTCGTCTGACAATCCGGCAGGGCTCATGTTCCGGGCACGCTTCAAGCCACTGTTCCTCGGGCTGTCCAAAGTCGCCAACGCGGCGCCCAACCGGAATTTTGTGGTCGATCTGTTGAAGCAGTCAGTCGAAGGTGTAATCGCAGATAAGCCGATCAATAACTAGGGCTACAATATTTAATCAATCAATTTTTTAGTATATCTACAAAAAAGCCGGTGCGAATGCACCGGCTTTTTTATCGGCGAAGCGGATCAGTTCGCCATGTCGAGCATCAGCGTGTTCAGGCGCTTGACGAAGCCGGCCGGATCGTCGAGCTGTGCGCCTTCGGCGAGCATCGCCTGGTCGAACAGAATCTCGGTCCAGTCGGCAAAGCGTTCGCGGCCGAGTTCCGTCTTCAGTTTTTGCGTTAGCGGGTGGCTCGGATTGATCTCAAGGATCGGCTTCGCGGCCTTGACGTCCTGGCCGGCCGATTTCAGCAGGCGTTCGAGGTTCGCGCTCATGTCGTTGTTTTCGACGACGAGACAGGCCGGGCTTTCCGACAGACGATGGGTCACGCGGACTTCCTTGACCTTTTCACCGAGCGTTTCGCGGACTTTTTCGACGACATCCTTCAGATCGGCGGCCGCTTCTTCCTGCTGTTTCTTTTCGGTCTCGTCCTCGAACTTGGACAAATCAAGTTCGCCCTTGGCGACCGACTGCAGCTTCTTGCCATCGAATTCGTGCAGGCTGCCGACGACCCATTCATCGACGCGGTCGGACAACAGCAGCACCTCGATGCCCTTTTTGCGCAGTGCTTCGAGGTGAGGGCTGTTCTTCGCTGCTGCGAACGTGTCGGCCGTGATGTAGTAGATCGCTTCCTGGCCTTCCTTCATGCGACCGATGTAGTCGTCGAGCGAAACGATCTGCTCGGGCGTGTCGGCGTGGGTCGAGGCAAAGCGCAGCAGTGCGGCGATCTTGTCCTTGTTGGCGAAATCTTCGCCGACGCCTTCCTTGAGCACCTTGCCGAACTCGGCCCAGAACTTCGCGTATTTTTCCTGGTCTGCGGCGTCTTCGGAGTTGGCGAGGCTTTCCAGCAGGCCAAGCACCTTCTTCACGCAGCCGGACTTGATCTGCTCAATGTCCTTGCTGTGCTGGAGGATTTCGCGCGAGACGTTCAGCGGCAGGTCGCTGCTGTCAATCACGCCGCGCACGAAGCGCAGGTATTGCGGCAACAGCTTGCCGTCGTCTTCCATGATGAACACGCGGCGCACGTACAGCTTGATGCCATGGTGGTGCTCGCGGTCGTACAGGTCGAACGGCGCGCGCTGCGGGATGTACAGCAACTCCGTGTATTCCTGGCGGCCCTCGACGCGCGCGTGGCTCCAGGCCAGCGGGTCTTCGAAATCGTGCGCGACGTGCTTGTAGAACTCGGCGTACTGTTCATCCGAGATCTCGTTCTTCGCGCGCGCCCACAGCGCCGAAGCCTGGTTCACGGTTTCGAGTTCGCCGGTCGCAGCTTCGATGTTGCCATCCGTGTCGTAACCGGGCGCTTTCGGCATCAGGATCGGCAGCGTGATGTGGTCGGAATACTTGCGGATGATGTTGCGCAGGCTCCAGTCGGACAACAGTTCGTCCTCGCCTTCCTTCAGGTGCAGCACGATCTCGGTGCCGCGCCCGGTCTTTTCGACTTCCTCGAGCGTGAACTCGCCCGCGCCTTCGGATTCCCAGCGCACGCCCTGATTGGCAACGAGGCCGGCGCGGCGCGTCGTCAGCGTGACCTTGTCCGCGACGATGAACGCTGAGTAGAAGCCGACGCCGAACTGGCCGATCAGGTTCGCGTCCTTCTTGTCGTCGCCGGAAAGCTGGCTGAAGAATTCCTTGGTGCCCGAGCGCGCGATCGTGCCGATGTTCTTGATCACTTCCTCGCGGTTCATGCCGATGCCGTTGTCGGAGATCGTCAGCGTGCGCGCGTCCTTGTCGAAGGCGACCCGGATTTTCAGCTCGCCGTCGCCCTCGAATAGCGCCTCGTTGTTCAGCGCCTCGAAGCGTAGTTTGTCGCACGCGTCGGACGCGTTCGAGACCAGCTCGCGCAGGAAAATTTCCTTGTTCGAGTACAGCGAGTGGATCATCAGATGCAGAAGTTGTTTGACTTCGGTCTGGAAGCCAAGCGTTTCCTTAGTCATGCAGATAGCTCGATTTATGGACTATGCCAGAGAGGTCTGCTGAAAAGCAAGGATCAGGAATCGTTTCCAGCCATAATTGATGCTACCTGCCATTATCAAGATAAGGCGGAGTCTTTTTGTCGCACACAACTTTTATCTGTTCTGCCCCACGCTCAAGGCTACTTCAAAGTACAGATCACGCCCCCTCAGAAGCAAAGGGCCCCGCCGGTCATAAGACGAGCAGGCCCTTGGAAATTCTGGTGGCAGTCGCTCACTCGAACTATTGCATGAAAGGGAAGTAGGTTAAGAGGGTATGGACCGAACCATGGTCATCCTTGAGATTTTCCATCGCAACTCAAGATCCAGTGTGGTATGTGCTCAGGTGCTACTTGGTCAGTGTACCGACTACTCGTAACTGACAATCTCGCTCGCCCCTGCTCGATTCGAATAGCGGTTCTTGCCCGTCATCTTCTCCTGCTCCAGGCGGAAACTTAACACCTAATCGTTACATAATATGTATGCGATGGAATCATGGATTGACTCATGGCGACATCAATTTGACTGAATGCGCCAAACATCGGAAAGCCGCATTAACAGCAAGGCTGATAAACGGCTGGTTTTCGCCGCATTTCCACCTGATCTTTACCATAGGATAAAGGTCGGCTTTGGCCGAGGACTTGCCCGTGGGCGGTCTTCTGGAGCGGCTGTTCGACTCTGGAACCCCTCGTTAAACCACCGAGGCAACAAGGTGCAACGGGACTGAAACCGCAGATCACTCTCCAGCCGCGAGTACCATGACCTGCATCTGCTCGCTCCAGCCGTTGGGCCAGGGGCGGCGCATCACCTCCTCCAGTACGGCGTCAGGCGAACCCGCCAGCCGTTCCACGACCTCTGGAGCCAGGAGCGTCAGCCGCATGACCCGGCGCACTTGCGTCACGTCCATGCCCTCGGCCCTGGCGATGTCGGCCACCGACGCCACCCGCTCCTCGCCCAGTAGCCGCTGCCAATGGTGAGCCAGTCCGAGCGCCCGCATCAGCGCGCTGTCCTGCGTCGCCGCCTGGGCCGCTCGCTCCTGCTTGGCCTCTGCCAAGAATTCCTGCGGCGCGTCCAATGGCGTGATGACCCGCTTTTTCAGCCCGCGCCTCACCAGCGTCCAGGGGACAAATGTTTCCAACCGTACACCACCGGCGGGCGTAGGGAGTTCATGGGTGACCGGGCGGCCTGTCTGCTTGCCATAGTGCTTCTTGCTGGTCATTTCGCCTCCTACCGGAATCGTTCAAGCATCTGGCGCTGCTCTGGCCAGAGCGCAGGGATATCGTTACGCATTAGCCACAGCAGGGTGAGCCTTCGGGGCTGGCACCCCCTCATGAACTGTTCAACGATGTCGGGGGCCAACCGCGCCAGTCGCAGCAGCCGGCCCACCGTGGTTGGCATCAATCCTTCCGCACGGGCGATCTCGACCACGCTCTTGAACGTACCGGAGTCGAGCAGGTCGTGCCAGTACATGGCCCGGGCAACGGCCTCAATTATCCGGACGTCGTGGGCAGATTCCCTCCCGTCGACCAGCAGCTTTCCCTTCTTCCGCTTGAAGTGCAGGGGCACGAAAGTTTCCAGCGAGCTGTTCATCAGGCCTCGACCTCCATCAGTTCCGCGCCGATCTCTCTTGGTGCGAATTCACCGATTAGCTTGTCCCAGCCCAACTCACGCCACTTGACCTTGATGCCTTGTACCTCGCCGATGTGGACGAGGTCGATGCGCTCGATCATCAGGTTGGCGATGCGGTGGCGCTCGACCGGGAACAGGTGATCCCACACGTCGTTGAGCCGCCCCATCGCCATCACCGTGCTGGCCTCGTCGATCTGGGCCCCGTTGCGCTGGATGTGGCGCACCACCGATGCAATGGATTCGGGGCTGGTCAGCACCGTGCGGATTTGGGCGACCACTGCTGCCTCGATTTCCGGCGCGGGCAGGCGCTCGTAGCTCTTGCCCGGCGCGCCGAAGCGGCTTTCGGACTTGGACACGTAATAGTGATACTTGTGTCCCTTCTTGTTCGAGTAGGTCGGGTACATCCGCTCGCCCGATGGCGTGTAGAGCAGGCCGCGCAGCAGGGCGCCGGTGCGCGACCTGATCTTGGTTTCCACCGACCGGGCGTGGCCATCCTTGGCCAGGACGGCCGCCACCTTGTCCCACAGCGCCTGGTCGATGATCGGCGGGTGCGCGCCAGGGTACCAATTTCCCTTGTGCGACAACTCCCCCAAGTAGATGCGGTTGCGCAGCAGCTTGTGCAAATACTTCTTGTCGATGCGCGTGCCGCTGCGGGTCTGGCCCTCCTGCGTCGTCCATGCCTTGGTGGTGATGCCCTCAGCGGTCAGGTTGGCGGCGATCTGCGTCGGCGAGCCGATGGTCAGCATCTCTTCGAAGATGCGGCGCACTACTGCCGCCTCGGCCTCGTTGATAACCAACTGCCGGTTCACGACGTCGTAGCCGATGGACGGCACACCGCCCATCCACATTCCCTTGCGCTTGGCAGCCGCGATCTTGTCGCGGATGCGCTCGCCGGTGACCTCCCGCTCAAACTGGGCGAAGGACAGAAGGACATTAAGCATCAGCCGCCCCATCGGGGTGGTGGTGTTGAATTGCTGTGTTACCGAAACGAAGGACACTTCGTTGCGTTCGAACACCTCAACCATCTTGGAGAAGTCGGCGAGGCTGCGCGTCAGGCGGTCAATCTTGTAGACCACCACGATGTCGATCTGGCCGCGCTCGATGTCCGCCAGCAGGCGTTTCAATGCGGGCCGGTCCGTGTTACCGCCGGAGAAGCCGGGGTCATCGTAGTCGTCGGTGACCGGAATCCAGCCTTCGGCGCGCTGGCTGGCGATGTACGCGTGGCCAGCCTCCTTCTGGGCGTCGATGGAGTTGAACTCCTGATCGAGACGTTCGTCCGAGGACACCCGGCAGTAGACGGCACAGCGCTTGCGGGCGCGGGTAGCGGCGATTTCGTTCATCGCGCACCTCCCTTGCCGAAGCCGAAGAACAGCGGCCCGCTCCAGTGCTGGCCGGTGATGTGCCGGGCCACCGCCGTCAAGCTCTTGAATGTGTGGCCCTCGTACTCGAAACGGCCCTCGACGTTGACTGTCACCCGGTGATCACGGTCGCCCCATTCGCGCAGAATCACTGTGCCCGGCGCGAAATTGAACTCACGCTTGTTGGCGCGCAGCTTGATCTTGGAGTGCTTTGCGCCGATGGCTTCCAGCCGCTGCTTCGTCTCGGGGGCGAGGCCGCCGAAGGCTTCTTCCTGCAGCTTGTAGGCAATGCGCGACTCGACGTGCGTGCGGTTTGGGTGGTCGGGGCGACGTGGAAAGTACCGATCCCAGAGCGACCAGAGTTCGGACATCGGCAGGCAGGCCAGATCGGCAATGCGCGCCGCGACGGATGCTTGTTTCTCGTTCATCACAACTTCTCCTGTTGATAGGGGGTTGTATGAACGCGCTGGTCGGGCAGGAAGCCAAGTCCAACTTCTTCTTTCTGTTTTGGCTCGTCCGCGACGAGTGTGCGGACGATGGCGGCGGCAAGGATGGCGGTGATTTCGCCAGCACGGGCGCTGGCGGACATCTCCGAGGGTAATGCGAGTTCGAGGTTCTTCATGACGGCTCCGGGGAATTGCAAACGTCATGGATAATATGTCCGATCTTCTCGACTGGATGGCAACGTAGGGTAATGGCGAGTAATCGACCAATATATTTATGGGCAGGATTCCCAGGGGATAGCGATACCAGCCAATCTTGAATGTAATTGCGCGTTGATGAAATAGTTGACGGCAGTGGGCGAGTTCGATATTCTTGACGGTGACCAATTACCCATCGCAAACCGTCCATGGCATTCGGAGACTTCATCAGACAAAAGCGGGAGGAAGCCGGAATCCCGCTGAACGACTTCGCCCGGCGCATCGATATCTCCCCAGCGTACTGGTCGCGGATCGAACGCAATATGGAAAAGCCGCCTAAGGATGACTTGATCACCAAGGCGGCCCAGCAACTCAGCTTGGACCTGGACCAGGTTTTCGTGCAGGCCAACCGCTTGCCGCCGGAACTACAGAAGAATCTCGGCGATGTCGTCCTGGCCTATCGGAAACGCCCGAAGACTGAGGGCTGAGCATGACATCGCTCTCGGTTGTTTACCGCCACTCCGGCCATTTCCGGCCGCTCTTCCTCAAGAATCCTGCAATCGAGGAGACCGCGAGCGCGGTGCGCGCCCAACTGGTTGCAGAGGATGCAGACCGCTTGCCTCTCTCAACCCTGCGCGAGATTTCCAGCCTCAAGGTCAATGGCCTGTGTTTTGACCTGTGGGTCAGCCTCGACCACCCGGTTACCGACCATGAGACCGGAGAGCAAGTGTGCGGCCTGTGCGAGTTCGATCCGGGGGCGGGCGAAGATGCAGTCTCACTGCTGGTATCGCCAGTCGGCGAGGGCATGACGGAGGAACTGGTGTTGAGTACCTTCGGCCACGAGCTCGGTCACGCGGTGTTCGATGCACCAGGCTGGATCGCGGATTCGAAGGTTTCCCCCGGGCTTTTCGATACGCCAGATCAACTGCAGCGAAAGGCCTATCGCACCACGACGCACGATGTCGGCCACCTGACGTCCCCGGGTGCGTCGCCAGCTTACGATGAGGGGTTGCTCGCCAGGATCGTCGAGGCTGAACGGGAGAAGGAAAAGCGGATCGCGGAATTTCGCGCCAACGAATTCATGGGGTCACTGCTGGTGCCCCGCCGACGATTGGTCGAAGCTGTCATCGAGATGGCTCCGAAATATGACGTGACGCTGGTGGCATGCCCGGGCTTGCTGGAGGAGGAAGCGCCAACAACTTTCACGGTCAAAACGGACGGGCCTTTTGGCGATTTCGACCTCGAGAATTTGCAGAAGGCTATTGGCAAACGCTTCGGTGTTCATGGCCGCTTCATCAAGGTCCGCATGGCGCGATACGGATTGCTGTCGGGAACCGCCGGTTGAGGTAGTTGTCCGGGATCTCCGGACTCAGGTTGCCGGCCACAAGCCGGCGTTTTTTGAGCAGTAACGTTGCGCGTTCGCGCAACGCGCAACTCAGAAGGAGATGTAATGGTGGCGGTAACCGAACAGCAACAAGAAACGCAAGAAAGCCCGAAGGCCGATTCGGGGGCGACTGCCATCACATCCGAGGACGGTGTAAAGCAGGCATCGGCCGACCACGGCCCCGAGCTGTTGCCGGACATGGAGCATTTCGTCTGGCTGGTGCGCAAGATCAAGAACATCCCCTTGCTTCGCCGGCTGCTCAGAAATGAGGGGGTTCATATGCCAGAAAAACTCGCCGAGAAAATGGAGAAGGCCAAAGGCGTCCTGCCTCCGACCGTGCGAAAGTCCCTGTACCCGCTGGTGGGCGAAGCATCACCGGTGACGCGGCAACGGTTGGAGCGGATCGCCGAACGCATCGAAATCCTCGGCGACGAGTATGGCAAGCAAGCCGTGCTGTCCTTGTTCGATGAGGGTAACGAGGCCGATGCAGCGGTGCTCGGCCGCCCCTGCGACCCCCATGGCCGTGTGCTCTATCTGTATCTCGAACAGGAATACCCGGAGAAGCATCGTCGGGATAGCAGGCGCTTCGACCACGCCGAGCGGGTCCAGGTAATGAACCGGCAATGGAGAAGTGAAGCGTATTCCAGCCATTACCGTGGCCCGCTGGGCCCAACGCCGAAACTGGATGACGCAATGCAGGAGCGCATCAAGGAGAGAATTCTCCTCCTCTATCCGAACGCGCCCCGTGACGACGTCATCATCGAGCAGTTCAGCCGCCGCGACCTGGGGCATGCGCACAGGCACGATGAGGGCGATGACGAGGATCCGGCGAAGGAGGTGCTGGATACCCTGACCGTTACCTTCAATGGTGCCGAAGTCCATTACCCGAAGGTCGAGCATGGGGAGGAGGTTTCCCATGACGACCTGGCGGCACTGTCGATCCGGTTTTCGCGCGAGCCGGCCACCGGGGCGTTGAGCGTATTCAGCGATGACCGTGAGATTCGGCGCGACCTGGCTGCGATCTTTCGTGATGTCGTACTCGCAGCCGACGGTGCGATCGAGGACATGCCGATGCTGGAATTCGATCTCTCGGCATTCGTCTCGCCGACCGTTCTTGCCAAGCTCGTCAGCGAGCGGATCGAGGGCATCGAGCGTATCGACATTCAGCACCTCAAGGTGGCCTGCCCTTCGCTTCGCAAAACCCACGACGAGGCGGGGGATCGTGAGATCGTCCAGGAATTGAAAAGCATGATGACCATTCAGCCCGACCGTCGCGATGACCGGAACATTTACGAGGTGGCTCGCCAGGATTATCGAAACCCCGATCTGTCCGTCTATGTGCCGGCGCAAATCAAACTGGTGATGCGCATGGCTAAGCAGCGGCATCGCAAGGCACACAAGGTGGCCGTCCAGGTCACCGCGCCCAACGGCTTCAATGACCGCAGCAAGACCGAGGATGATCGCAAGCTGGTCATGGCCCAATTGGAGAAACTCGGCATGGTTGTCAAGTTCTGATGTCGAGTACGGGTGCCGCGTACCTCGCATTTCTGGCAGCACTGGAGCAAGCCAGCGACCTGACGAAGCCTGTCTGCGCCTTCCGGATGGGGAGGTGCGCAGGTGATTTCGTGCAGCGTCGCTGGCTACGCCCGGCACATACCTACCTCACGCGCCAGATGATTTCCTTTCTGGACGGCGAGATCGAGGTCGACGTCGAGATCGACGAGGATGCCGGGGTGTACCGCTATCGCAGTCCTCAGTGGCATTCGCGCATCCTGACGCGACCGCTTGCGGAAATTGCGCTGCAGGACTTTTGCGTCGAAGCCTGGTTGCGCGATCTCACTGAGTGGATCGGCCTGGAAACATCGGGCACAAGGGGGCTGGCCCGCATCCCCTACCACCTCTGGCACCTTGGTGATTTTCGTGTCGGCAAGACCACCGAGCCCGCGCCGGTGTTCGTCGCCAGACGCTTGGCAAGTGCCTCGGTCGAAGCCCTGTCGTCGGTTCTCGCCGACCCCGCCTGGGGACGACGCGGCATTGTTCTGATGCGCGAGCGGCCACGCCTTCCGCTGCCTGGCGTCCATGAGGTGCGGGCGCTTTCAGAGTTCATCGGGCCACTGGAAGGGGGTGCCCAATTCGATTCGGCATCTTTTGTCAGGGTACTACGCAGTCTGACACCTCCGAGTGCATCCGATCAGCGGACGCAATACCTCGATGGCCAAGACCTTCTGCTCCCCCATTTCGAGACAGTTGTTCGCTTGTCACCGGCGCGGGCAAGGATCGTCAAGGCATCCTGGGGTACGGACGGCTATCCCTCACCGATCGTGACCTGGGCAGAGATCAAGATCGCCGCCCACTCCTCGTATCAATCCTTCGACGATGCATTCAAAGATTGCAAGGATATGGAGCGAGAGGACGTTTTCGATCTGATCGATCACGGGAAATACCGCCTGCGGCGAACCCCATAAATCTCCCATAGACGTCCCCGCACACTCCCCATAAATCCGTGCGGAAACTGCGATGTGCCCTTTTTGAACAGGAGGCACATCGAAATGCAAACGCAACACCCTTCAGCAACAACCGGGCGGATTGGCCGCTCGGACCCCACGGCCGGCGTGAAACGTCTGGCGCTCAACGAGTACGAGCTCGCAGAGCGCTGGAGAGTCTCGGTCAAGACCCTGCGTCGTTGGCGTCAGGAAGCCCTTGGATGCCCATTCATGAAACTCGGGGCACGGGTCTCCTATGCCCTGGCTGACATCGAAGCTTTCGAACGACGCGTATCGCGTTATTCGACTTCGGTTCGTGCGTATCAGTAAGGGGGTGGCCATGAGCGATCTGACCATCTTCCCCGCCGACATCGCCGAGATGTCCGTCAGCCAACTGGCCGCACTGCCGGCAGCCCAGAAGCACGAGATCGATAAAAATCTCGAAGCTGCCATCGACTGGCTCAAGAAGGCCCGCACCAAGTTCGATGCCGCACTGGATCAGTGCTACGGCGAGCAGGCCCGTGATGCGCTGCGCGAGTCCGGGCGAGATTTCGGCACCGCCCACATCAGTGACGGCGTGCTGCGCATCAAGTTTGAACTGCCAAAGAAGACGTCCTGGAATCAGGACATGGCACGCGAACTTGCTGCGCGCATCGTGGCCTCCGGCGACAAGGTCGAGCACTACTTCGACATCAAGTTCTCGGTTCCCGAATCCCGTTACACGAACTGGCCACCGGCGCTGCAACAGCAATTCGCCGCTGCTCGCACCGTGGATGCCGGCAAGCCGTCTTTCACCCTTTCCATCGATTCGGGGGAATGACCATGAGCGCAATCATTCCCTTCCAGTTCGACGCGCATGCCGTGCGCGTCCAGATCGACGATCTGGGTCTGCCGTGGTTCAACGCCAATGATGTGTGCTCGGCGCTGGAGTTCACCAACCCGCACAAGGCCGTCGCTGACCACGTCGATGCCGATGACCTAACGAAACGTGAGGTCATCGACACGCTCGGCCGCCTGCAGCGCGCCAACTTCATCAACGAATCGGGACTCTACGCACTGATCCTTGGCAGCACCAAGGATGCTGCCAAGCGCTTCAAACGCTGGGTTACCAGCGAAGTGTTGCCAGCTATCCGCAAGACCGGCGCGTACTCCGTGCCCGGCGCGGTGGCCGCGCTGCCTTCGCCAACACAGGATCGGGTGAGCGCAATCCTGCTGATCGGCGAAGCCATCGCCAAGGTGCCCGGCGTCAAAACCGGCATCGCGATGGCCGCGACGCTGACCTGCATCCAGGAAAACACCGGCCTCACCGTCGAGACGCTGCGTCGCACCCTTCCCGCCGCCGATCCGATCTGCTCGCTCAATGCCACCCAACTCGGCAAGCTGCTGGGCCGTTCCGCCAAGGGTACCAACCGACTCCTGGCAGATCACGGCCTGCAGTTTCGCAATGATCGCGACGAGTGGGAACTGACCGAGGCCGGCGAATCCTGGGCCGAGGCCATGCCGTACTCGCGCAACGGTCATTCCGGCTACCAGATCCTCTGGAATCCGGCCGTCACCGAGCAGATCCGGGAGGCGGCGTGATGGACAAGCCTCTTCGCATCATCACCGCCGACGAACGGTTCGCGGAAAAGAGCGGTGCCAAGCTGACGCTGCTCGGCAAGAGCGGCATCGGCAAGACCAGCCAGCTGCGCACCTTGCCCGAGGCCTCGACGCTGTTTGTCGATCTCGAGGCCGGCGACCTCGCCGTCAAGGCCTGGCGTGGCGACTGCGTGCGACCGGTCACATGGCCCGAGTTCCGCGACCTCGTCGTGTTCCTCTCTGGCCCGAACCCGGCGCTGCCGCCCGATGCGCCGTTCTCCGAGGCGCATTACCGGCACGTCTGCGAAGGCTACGGCGACCCGGCCCGGCTGGCGAAGTACGACACCTACTTCGTCGACTCGATCACCGTGCTCTCGCGCCTGTGCCTGACCTGGGCCAAGGCGCAGCCGCAAGCCTTCTCCGACCGCACCGGCAAACCCGATACCCGGGGCGCCTACGGGCTGCTCGGCACCGAGATGATCGCCGCGCTGACCCATCTGCAGCACGCGCGGGACAAGAACGTCATCTTCGTCGCCATCCTCGACGAGCGCTTGGACGATTTCAACCGCAGGGTCTTCGTGCCGCAGATCGAGGGCTCAAAGACCGCGCTGGAACTGCCCGGCATCGTCGATGAGGTCGTGACGCTGGCCGAACTCAAGACCGACGAGGGAGAGCTTTACCGCGCCTTCGTCTGCCAGACGCTCAATCCCTGGGGCTATCCCGCCAAAGACCGCAGCGGTCGTCTCGACCTGCTGGAGCCGCCGAACTTGCGCGTGCTGATCGCCAAGTGCGCAGGCACACCCACCGCGCCCGCCATCACCCAATCCCACGAATCTCAGGAGTAATCGCCATGACCCAGCAATCCACCACCAGCAACAACTGGAACGACTTCAACGACGCCGAATCACAGCAATCCGGCTTTGACCTGATCCCCAAGGGCACCGTTGTCCCTGTGCGCATGACCCTCAAGCCCGGTGGTTATGACGATCCCAGCCAAGGCTGGGGCGGCGGTTACGCCACCGAGTCCTTCGACACCGGTTCGATCTATCTGGCCGCCGAGTTCGTGGTCACCGCTGGCGACCACGCCAAACGCAAGATGTGGTCGAACATCGGCCTGCATTCGCAGAAGGGGCCGACCTGGGGTCAGATGGGGCGCAGCTTCATTCGCGCCGCGCTCAACAGCGCCCGCAACGTCCACCCGCAGGACAACAGTCCCCAGGCCGCCGCCGCGCGCCGCATTCAGGGCTTCCACGAACTGGATGGCCTGGAGTTCCTCGCCCGCGTCGACATCGAGAAGGATGGGAAGGGCCAGGACCGCAACGTGGTCAAGGTCGCGGTCGAACCCGATCACCCCGACTACGCCAAGTTGATGGGCGTGCCGCCCAAGTCCACGGGTGGGGGCACTTCCGGTGCTCCGGCACAGCCAGCGGCACCCGCGTATCAGGCAGCGCCTGTCCAACGCGCACCCGTGACGGGCAAACCGTCGTGGGCGCAGTGAGGGAGGCCGATGAAATGCTGGGTCTGCAAACGACAAGCACGCGGCTACGGCCACACGGACGGTCGATTCAAGACCGGCGATGCGCGCCGCTACGTGCTCGACTGGGTGTTCTGTTCCCGTCGCTGCCAGGACGCGTTCCACGCGCTGTACGGCAACTGGCAACAGGCCAAGGATGGCTACATCGGCAAGACGGAGGTCGCCATGATCGATCCGTCTGAAGTCGAACTGGCCGCCATGCGCCAATGCCTCAAGTCCTTCGGCGAGGCGGCGGGCGAGATCGGTTTTACCAAGCCTCTGGGCGACTACTCCGAGGCCGAAGCGCTGCGGGTGATCGATGCCATCGTCACTTGCTGGTCGGAGGCGATGGTCGCGCACCACGAGGTCACCAAGTTCCCGCCCGTGCGGGGCTTGCCGCCCACGCCCGATCCGCTGGCACCCGATGCCGCCAATCCGTTCGCGGATCTGGAGGATGACCTGCCTTGGGATGAACCGAAGGGGAAGAAGCCATGATGGACTTCAATTCCTCATCAAGCATCGCGGGCCAGGTCACCGCCCTGGTCGACGCCGGGTTGCAACAGGCCCGAGCCCGTCAATCCGAGCGCCAGTACCTCGGGGCCTCGCGCCTCGGGGTGGCCTGCGAGCGCGCCCTGCAATTCGAGTACGCCAGGGCTCCCATTGACCACGGGCGCGACACGCCGGGTCGGATGCTGCGTATCTTCGAGCGCGGCCATGTCATGGAGGACTGCATGGTCGCGTGGCTGCGGGATGCAGGCTTCGATCTGCGCACCCGCAAGGCCGATGGCGAACAGTTTGGTTTCTCCGTGGCCGACGGCCGCCTGCAGGGCCACATCGACGGCGTCATCGTCGGTGGCCCGGAGGGCTTCGCCTATCCCGTGCTCTGGGAATGCAAATGCTTGGGCAACAAATCCTGGAGTGATCTGGAGAAAAAAGGGCTGGCCATCTCCAAACCCATCTACGCCGCGCAAGTGGCGATCTACCAAGCCTATCTCGAACTGCACGAGCACCCGGCGATCTTCACGGCGCTCAACGCCGACACGATGGAGATCTACACCGAGGCCGTGCCCTTTGATGCAGCCCTTGCCCAGCGCATGTCGGATCGTGCGGTGAAGGTCATCTCAGCCACGGAAGCAGGCGAACTGCTGCCACGTGGCTTCCATGACCCGACCCACTTCGAATGTCGGATGTGTGCATGGCAAGACCGCTGCTGGAGGACACAAGCATGACCGACAACACCCTTTCATCTACCGGCATCGAACCGATGATCGACGCCAAGCAGGCGGCTGCCGCGCTGCGCCTGCCGTATTACTGGTTCGCCGATCACGCGATGCGCAGCAAATACCGGATTCCCCACTACCTCATGGGTGGGCTGGTGCGCTATCGCCTGTCAGAGCTTTCTACGTGGGCGGCACGCAATGCGGCAGCGCAAAGCCGCTTCGCGGGAGATACGGATACCGCCGTCGAGGAGGCCGAATGATCGACTTCAACGACACCGCCGTCCCCACCGGAAACCAACCACGCATCGTCAGCGATGCCGAGCGGGAGGAACTGCGCGCAGAACTGCTCGCCCGGCTGGAATCGGTGCTGTTCACTCTGTTCTCGGCAGGCAAGAAGCGCCGGGGCAAGTTCCTCATCGGTGATGTGCTGGGTAGCCCTGGCGACAGCCTTGAGGTGGTGCTTGAGGGCGAAAAGGCAGGCCTATGGACGGATCGTGCCGACAACTCCGGCGGCGATGTGTACGCGCTGATCGGCAATCACTTCGGCATCGATGTGACCCGCGACTTTCCCCGCGTGCTTGATGCCGCTGCCGATCTGCTCGGACACTCGCGCTCCGCACCAGTACGCAAGGCCAGCAAGAAGGACGTGCCGGTCGACGAACTCGGCCCCGCCACCGCCAAGTGGGACTACCTCGACGCCCAAGGCCATCTCATCGCCGTTGTCTACCGCTACGACCCGCCCGGGCAGAGGAAGCAGTTCCGGCCCTGGGATGCCAAGCGGCGCAAGATGGCACCGCCCGACCCGCGTCCGCTCTACAACCAGCCAGGGATGACCAGTACCGCGCAGGTGGTGCTGGTCGAGGGCGAGAAATGCGCGCAGGCCCTGATCGATGTGGGCATCGTGGCCACCACGGCGATGCACGGCGCGAACGCTCCGGTAGAAAAGACCGACTGGTCGCCGTTGGCCGGCAAGGCCGTGCTGATCTGGCCCGACCGTGACAAGCCGGGCTGGGAGTACGCCACGCAGGCGGCACAGGCCATCCTGTCGGCGGGAGCCAAATCCTGCCACATCCTGTACCCGCCCGAGGAAGCCGCTGAGGGCTGGGACGTAGCCGACGCCATCGCCGAGGGCTTCGATGTCGCCACCTTCCTCACCCACGGCCCACGTTTGCAGATGCACGACGTCGCCGATGACGTTGATCCGGTGGTCAGCAGCGACGAATCCGTCTGGGGCACGGAGGACGCGCTGGCGCTGTCCTTCACGCGCCGCTACCACCGCGACTGGCGCTACGTGGCTGGCTGGGGAAAGTGGCTGGTGTGGGACGGGCAACGCTGGCGCACCGAGGACACGTTGGCGGCCACGGACTTGATCCGCAGCGTTTGTCGCCAGACGGCTGTACGCGCCGACAACCCCAAGGTTGCTGCCAAATTGGCCAGCGCAGGAACGGTCGGCGGTGTGGAACGCCTGGCGCGTGCTGACCGCAGGCACGCGGCCACTACCGACGAATGGGATGCAGATCCGTGGCTGCTCAACACGCCAGGCGGCGTGGTCGATCTCAAGACAGGCCGGATGCGCCCGCACGAGCGCGCCGATCGGATGACCAAGATCACCACAGCCACGCCCAGCGGCGACTGCCCGACCTGGAGGCAGTTCATCGACGAGGTCACGGGCGGTGACAAGGAACTGCAGTCCTATCTGCAACGGATGGTCGGCTACGCGCTGACCGGATCGACGCAAGAGCACGCGCTGTTTTTCCTGTACGGCACAGGTGCGAACGGCAAGTCGGTGTTCGTCAACACGCTGGCCACCATCCTGGGTGATTACGCGACCAATGCGCCGATGGACACCTTCATGGAAACGCGCACCGACCGGCACCCGACCGATATGGCGGGACTGCGCGGCGCGCGCTTCGTGGCGGCCATCGAAACTGAACAGGGAAAGCGCTGGGCCGAGTCGAAGCTCAAGAACCTCACCGGTGGCGACAAGATCTCGGCGCGCTTCATGCGCCAGGACTTCTTCGAGTTCTTCCCGCAGTTCAAGTTGTTCGTGGCGGGCAACCACAAGCCCGCCATTCGCAATATCGACGAGGCGATGAAACGCAGGCTGCACCTGATCCCTTTCACGATCACCGTGCCGCCCGAGCGCCGCGACAAGAACCTGCAACAGAAGCTCCTGGCCGAACGTGACGGCATCCTCGCGTGGGCCGTGCAGGGCTGTCTCGACTGGCAGCGCCACGGACGACTCTCTCCACCGCAGCGCGTGGTGGACGCGACGGAGGAGTATTTCGAAGCCGAGGACGCCCTGGGCCGCTGGCTCGATGAGCGCTGCGTGCGCGAGCCCAACGCCAAGTCGCTGACCGCCGAGCTGTTCAACGACTGGAAGCTGTGGGCTGAAGCCTCTGGCGAGTTTGTCGGCGCACAACGCCGCTTCTCCGATCTGCTCATCACGCGCGGGTTGGACAAATGGCGCAACGGGATGGGCGTGCGCGGGTTCCAGGGCATAGCCCTCAGGCCCAAGCCGTACAGCCATGGCTACCCCTACCGAGATGACTGAGCAATCCGGGCGAGTGACGGATTTGACGGGTTTCCTGATTGACGCGCTACGCGTGCGCGCACGTAAGGGCTGTTTTCCAAAGAACCCGTCGCATCCGTCACTCGCCCCCCGAACTGGAGCACGACGATGAACACAACGATCCTGGCCCTTGATCTGGGCACACACACCGGGTGGGCTCTGCAGCACCTGGACGGCACTATCACCAGCGGCACGGAGCACTTCAAGCCGCAGCGATTTGAAGGGGGCGGCATGCGTTTCCTCCGTTTCAAGCGCTGGCTCAACGAATTGCTCTCGGCCAGCAATCACATCAACGCGGTGTTCTTCGAGGAGGTTCGACGGCACGCTGGCGTTGATGCGGCGCACGCCTACGGTGGCTTCATGGGACATCTGACCGCGTGGTGTGAGCATCACAACATCCCTTACCAGGGTGTTCCAGTCGGCACGATCAAGAAGCACGCGACCGGCAAGGGCAATGCGGGCAAGGACGACATGATCGCGTCCGTCCGCCTGCGTGGTCACACCCCAGCCGACGACAACGAAGCCGACGCCCTGGCCTTGCTGCACTGGGCTGTCGAGACGCAGGAGGTGTGACATGAAGGTGCCGACACCCCAATACCGCTGCCCCCTCGGTCGTCTGCAGCCTCAGGCCACGGATCTGGATGCGATCAAGGAACGTGGCTGGCGTGACCAACACATCCTGGTGGTCAACGCATCCGACGAACGTCTGGACTTCATCGAGCGCGAGATCGTGCGACGCATCGGTGACCGGCTCTACGGAGGGCGACACAATGACTAAGTGGACTATCGAGGACGTTGCTGCTCGGTTTGAAGAGGCCGCAAGCACCAGTCGACGGTTGCCTCCTGTTCGAGTGCAGGGTTACTTCAACTGCTGGCCCGCCATTGTCCGAAGCGAATGGGAGACCTTTGCAGCGGACGAGAGGGTGTACCGATCCTTTCCGCCGAGTCCAGAGGCAATTGAACGAATGCTGGAGGCTATGCGCTGGGTGCAGTGGCTCACCATCGAGCAACGTCATCTCGTATGGATGCGCGCGAAGCGCTATGGCTGGCGGGACATCACGATCCGCTTTGCCTGCGACCGCACGACGGCATGGCGGCATTGGCGGCGGGCATTGCAGACGGTCGCAGATCAACTTAATGGTGTGGTGGTTGCGTAGGGTTTTGGCGTGATTTGGCGCGTATGGTCGGGGATGTGCGCCATCACGCGGCAATCAGCGGTTTTTGCCCCTGCAACAAAACGACCTGATCTTGCGTAGTATTCATTTATCGTCTGGACAGAGGTGACGGCAGAGGAAGCAGCCCAGAAATCAACGGGTCCTTCCTGGCCAAAAACCAATGCGGGGGGAGCGAGCGCGGCATTTCGCTAGCGTCCGATCCCGAAACGAGGTTACCAGGGTTACCAGTTACCACCCCGGTTACCACCTGAACCGAGTTACACCCTTTGATGACCCGCCCCTCGTGGCGGGTTTTTGCATTCCAATGACCGAACATCTGCGCGTCGAGTATCGCAAGATCGAGACGCTGATCCCTTTCGCCCGCAATCCGCGCACCCATTCCGATGCGCAGGTTGCCAAGCTGGCGTCCAGCATCGTCGAGTTCGGATGGACACAGCCCATCCTCGTCGACGGCGCCAACGGCATCATTGCCGGCCACGGTCGTCTGGCGGCAGCGCGCAAGCTGGATCTGCTGGAAGTGCCGGTCATCGAACTGGGCCACCTCACGCCGGCACAGAAACGGGCCTACGTGATCGCCGACAACCGCCTGGCGCTGGACGCGGGGTGGGATGAAGAACTTCTCTCGTTGGAACTGGCCGAGTTGTCTGAAGCGGGTTACGACCTGACCATGACCGGTTTTTCCAACGAGGAGATCGAGCAGCTGCTGGTCGGCGCCGAGCAGGCGCTACAGGACGAGTCCTCGGATGAGTCCGATGATGATGCCGCCGATGATTTACCGGAGGTGCCGTCCAGTCCGGTCTCGCGTCCAGGGGACATCTGGCAGATCGGTGCGCATCGCGTCATCTGCGGCGATGCCACCGACCCGGCCGTCGTCCGAACGCTGATGGCCGGCGAGCAGGCTGCCTTGTGCTTCACATCGCCGCCCTACGGCAACCAGCGCGACTACACGAACACCATCATTGATTGGGATGCCCTGATGCGAGGCGTATTCGCCAACTTGCCCATGGCCGCGAACGGCCAGGTGCTGGTCAATCTCGGCCTGATCCATCGCGAGCAGGAAGTCATTCCCTACTGGGACGGCTGGCTCGACTGGATGCGCACCCATGGATGGCGGCGCTTCGCCTGGTATGTATGGGACCAGGGGCCGGGATTGCCCGGCGACTGGAATGGCCGGCTGGCCCCGTCCTTCGAGTTCGTCTTCCACTTCAAACGGAAGGACAGCGAGGCCCGGCGCCCGAACAAATTTGTGCCCTGCATCTACGCGGGGCGCGACACCCATCTGCGCGGTGACGGCACAAGTGCCGGCGGCATGCGCAACAAGGATGGCAGCAAGACTGCCTGGAACCATGTCGGCCAGGTGACGCAGGAAACCAAGATTCCGGATTCCGTGATTCGCATCATGCGCCACAAAGGGAAGATCGGGCAGGACATCGACCACCCGGCTGTGTTCCCGGTGGCGCTGCCCCAGTTCGTCCTCGAGTCCTACACCGACGCGGGCGACATCGTCTTCGAGCCGTTCTGCGGCTCGGGCACGACCCTGCTGGCCGCACAGAGAACTGGCAGACAGGTTCGCGCCACCGAGATTGCCCCCGAGTACGTCGACGTGACCGTGAAACGCTTCCAGCAGAACTTCCCCGAGGTGCCGGTCACGCTGGTAGCGACGGGACAGAATTTCGCGGCGGTGGCCAGCGAGCGATTGGGGGGCGCGGCATGACCATCTCCTGGCTCGCCGACAAGATCGAGCAATGGCCCACGGCCAAGCTGGTGCCGTATGCCCGCAACTCGCGCACGCACTCGGATGCCCAGGTTGCACAGATCGCGGCGTCGATTGCCGAGTTCGGTTTCACCAATCCCATACTGGCCGGTGGCGATGGTGTCATCGTTGCTGGCCACGGTCGCCTGGCAGCAGCCCAGAAGCTCGGCCTGACCATGGTGCCGGTCGTGGTGCTCGACCATCTCACGCCCACCCAGCGGCGCGCCCTGGTGATCGCGGATAACCGGATCGCCGAAAATGCCGGCTGGGACGATGCCATGCTCCAGGTCGAACTGGCCGCGCTGCAGGATGACAACTTCGATCTCTCTCTGACCGGCTTCGATGCTGATGCGCTCGCTGACCTGCTGGCCGGTGAGGAATCCACCACCGAAGGTGAGTCCGACCAGGACGCTGTTCCGGAAGAGTCCGGGACCGTTGTCTCGCGGACGGGCGACGTCTGGCTCTGTGGCGAGCACCGGGTGATCTGTGGCGATGCCACCGATGCCGATGCCTATGCGAGAGTGCTCGGCGACGAGATCGCCGACATGGTATTTACCGATCCGCCGTACAACGTCAATTACGCCAACTCGGCCAAGGACAAGATGCGCGGCAAGGATCGCGCAATCCTCAACGACAACCTGGGCGACGGGTTCTATGATTTCCTACTGGCCGCAATGACGCCCGCCGTGGCGCATTGCCAGGGCGGTATCTACGTGGCTATGTCGTCGAGCGAACTCGACCGCCTACAGGCAGCGTTCCGTGCGGCCGGTGGCCACTGGTCGACCTTCGTCATATGGGCCAAGAACACCTTCACGCTGGGGCGCGCCGACTATCAGCGCCAGTACGAACCCATCCTCTACGGCTGGCCCGAGGGTGCTGACCGGCATTGGTGCGGTGACCGTGACCAGGGCGACGTCTGGCAGATCAAGAAGCCGCAGAAGAACGATCTGCATCCGACCATGAAGCCGGTGGAACTGGTGGAGCGGGCGATTCGGAATTCCAGCCGCCCGGGGGATGTGGTGATGGATCCCTTTGGCGGGTCGGGCACCACGATGATCGCGGCGCATAAGTCAGGTCGCAAGGCGCGTCTGATCGAACTGGATCCGAAGTACGTCGATGTGATCGTGCGGCGCTGGCAGGACTATGCCGGGGCACAGGCCACCAGGCAGTCAGATGGCGTGGCGTTCGACACGCTGTCAGTCGGTGGGAAACTCCGGCAGGAGGTCGCCACTGGTGATGTCGGCCACGTAGCGGACGTTGCGGAACTCGCCGGGGTCGTCGGCGAGGTGGACACCGCCGACTGACTGGATCGCCACACCGTACTTGCGACTGAGTTGGGTCAGTTCGACGATGAACTTGTCGTAGTTGGTTTGGAGTTGTGGGGTGGTGACGACGGCGGCCATGTCGATCTCCTTACGCTGCCTGGGCTTCGAAGGATTCGTCGGTCACTTCGCAGTGAATCACGAACCCGGTGAGGTAAGGCAGCCCCTTGGGGATGTCATAGTCCTTGCTGGTCTGGCGGCCAATCGTCCAGCCCATCCACCGCGTCACGGCGGCGTCGATTGCCTGCTGGATCGTGTGACCCCGCAGCATCTCATTGAGGACGTCATCGGCAAAGTGGCGTCCGTGGCGGCTGTCGAGGAGCAACCTGACCGATTCGAGGGGCTGGCAGGTGGCGTCGGAGATCGCGGTCATCGCGATCGGCCAGGCCGCTTCGGCGTTCTCGTTCATCGTGCCAAAAAAGCCCCAGGCATCGTTCTGGGTGGCGGGGGTTTGAGTGGTGTTGGTCATTTTGATCTCCTTCGGGTGTGTGGTGGCGACACCCGTATGAACGCGCTGTTTGATTGAGAAGCCAAGCTAATCTTCAAAGAATTTGCATCAATTTTAGGTGGCGAGTTCGTCGAGCAGTTTCATCGCGGCCTGGTCGCCGGACAGTGCAATGCGCAGGGTGCGCAACGCCTGTTCGATGCTGACCTCGGGCCGCCGATTGTCGAGCAGCCAGCGGATCGCGCTGGCCTGATCGTTGCTGGGCGTCGGCGACTCAATCGCCACCCCGACGTACCGACCGTAGCTGTCGCCGGAGGGATCGACATAGAGCGTGGTGCGGCCGGGGGCGCTGACCTCGACCACACTGCGTTTGCCGTTGCGGTGTCCGCCGTGTCCCGCCAGCCAGTCGCGATCATCCAGCAGGGTGTTGGCGAAGACGTCGTACTCGATTGCGGTCAGTTCCTTGCGCAACTCGATCGTGATGGACTCGGGCGGTGCGCTGGGGTCGCTGTTGTGCAGCACTTCATCGATGCTGCAGGGTTTGCGGGTAAAGCGGGCGCGGGTGGCGATGGTCATGATGGTCTCCGTTCAATTGATTGTTGTGACATACGCATGAACGCGCTGTTCAATCGGAAAGCCAAGCTATTTCAGGAATCATTTTGGGGTGGCGTGGATATGCCGCCACCCCATCTCGAATTCAACCGACCCGGTAAATGCGATCGCCGCCCTCGGGCTTTTCCGAGATGATGGTGAGTCCGAGTTTCTTTTTGAACGCGCCGGCAAAGGTGCCGCGCACGGTGTGCGCCTGCCAGCCGGTGGCCGCGCAGATCTGGTTGATGGTGGCCCCCTCCGGGCGCTGCAGCATCTGGATCACGGCGGCCTGCTTGCTGTTCTCGCGGGTGCGGGGCTTGCCCTCGACGCCGACCTTGAGCAGTCGCTTGGCCGCGTCCTGTTTTTCTTGCGCCCAGTTGCCCTCTGCGGCCGACACGGCGGCCTCGACCTCGGGGTCGGGGTGGATGGTGGCCGGCGTCGGCCGGGCGCGCCCCAGGGCGTCGTAGCCCTCGGCCGCGACGAACCAGGTGGTGCTGTCGCGAGTGATCAGGGCCTTGTTGAATAAGCCCTCCAGCACCTTGGTGCGGGCACCGCCCTTGATGTTGTCGGGGAACCATTCGATCTTGCCGCCGGTGTGTTCGATGGCGTAGGCGAGGATGGCGTGCTGGGCCGGGGTCAGTTGGATGGTGGTCATTTGATGCTCCTTCGTGGTGGTTGATGGTGTGGTCATGAACGCGCTGTTCGGGAGTGAAGCCAAGCGTTTTCAGCTTCTTTTCAGTCCTGCTTCGCGGCCTGCCGGCCCGCCTCGTAGGCGGCCATCAGGGCGCTCTTGACGCCCCAGACGCTGACCTCGTGGAAGTCCATCCGGTCGCTGTTTCGGGTTTCCAGGGTTTCGATGAACAGGTGGTCGAGCGCGATTTGCTGTATCTGCTGGTCGAGGGTTTGGGCGGCTGGCTTGGTCATGGTCGTCTCCTTGGGTTGGCGTTGATGTCGATTGCATTCAGGCGCTGTTCGAACAGGAAGCCAAGCTCTATTTGCCCGGCTTCGCAGATTCATTTGCGTCCTGCCTTGAGTGTCTGGATACCCTCGTGGGCGAGCGCCAGGGCTGCGGTCTGAAACGCGATGTGCGCCACTCCAGGCGCATCCTTTGCGTCATCGATCAACTCGTCGATCACCGACCTTGACTTGGCGCGCATCGCCGCGCAGGCGGCATCGAGTTCCGTGGTGGAAGCCTGGCGCACTTCCGGATACAGGCGCACCAGCAGGGTCAGGGCGGTATCGGCCAGTTTCTTGCCAAGGGTGTCCAGTTTGTCTGCGTACATGTTTGTCTCCCGCAATGTGGTTGATGGCGATGGCATGAACGCGCTTCTGTGGAGGAAATCCAAGCTCTGAATCGCGACGTTGGAGAACCTCTGCGATGGGCTTGATGTAGATCATGGGTCTGTCGATACGCGCTTACGCCCGGCATCGCGGCGTCTCTCACGTGGCGGTCAAGAAGGCGATCGATAGCGGGCGCATCACGCCCGAGGCCGATGGCACGATCGAGCCGAACCGGGCCGATCTGGAGTGGGCACGGAACACCGTTCCCGCCCGGAAAGCTGCCCCGGTCAAGGCCGCGCCTGCTGCTGACGAATCGCCCCGCGCTCGGTCTCAGGAGACGGAGGCGGCAGCGCCGCCACTTTCGACAGGCGGTGCTTCGCTACTGCAAGCCCGCACGGTCAACGAGGTGGTCAAGGCGCAGACCAACAAGGTGCGCCTGGCGCAGCTCAAAGGGGAACTGGTCGACCGGGCACAAGCCATCGCCCACGTATTCAAGCTGGCGCGGGCCGAACGGGAGGCGTGGATCAACTGGCCGAATCGCATCACACCGATCCTCGCGGCGGAACTGGGCATCGATGAGCACACCCTGTTCGTGGCGCTCGACGTCGCCGTCCGTGTGCATCTGGAGGAACTGGGTGAGTTTGTACCGAAGGTGGACGGATGACGGCGGACGACTACGAAGGGGCGCTTGAGATCGAACGTGCCTGGCGCGAAGGGCTGCGGCCCGATCCTCGCCTGACCGTATCCGAATGGGCCGAGCGTTATCGGATGCTTTCGACCAAGGAATCGGCCGAGCCCGGACGCTGGCGCAATGCACGCACGCCCTACCTGCGCGAAATAATGGACTGCTTGTCGCCGGCCTCGCCAGTGGAACGGGTGGTGCTCATGAAGGGCGCGCAGGTGGGCGGCACGGAACTGGGCCTCAACTGGGTGGGCTATGCCATCCATCACGCCCCCGGCCCGATGATGATCGTCTGGCCGACGACCGAGATGGCGCAGAGGAACTCCAAGCACCGCATCGATCCCCTCATCGAGGAGTCGCCGGTGCTCAAAGACATCATCGCGCCGCCCAGGAGTCGGGACTCCGGCAACACGGTGCTGATGAAGGAGTTTCGCGGCGGCGTGCTGGTGATGACCGGGGCCAACTCAGCCGTGGGTCTGCGCTCGATGCCGGTGCGCTATCTATTTCTCGACGAGGTGGACGCCTATCCGCTGGACGTCGATGGCGAGGGCGACGCGATCCACCTGGCCGAAGCGCGCACCCGGACGTTTGCGCGGCGCAAGATTCTGCTGGTGTCCACGCCGACCATCGCGGGGGCGAGCATCATCGAGCGGGAATACGAGGCGTCTGACCAGCGACGGTACTTCGTGCCGTGTCCGCATTGTGGTCACCGCCAGTGGCTGAGGTTCGAACGGTTGCGCTGGGAGCGCGGGCAGCCGGAGACCGCCGCGTATCTTTGCGAGGAATGTGAAGCACCGATTGCCGAGCATCACAAATCCCGGATGCTGGAACTTGGCGAATGGGTGGCGCAAGGAATAGGAACGAGCGCCGGGTTTCACCTGTCCAGCCTCTACAGCCCCTGGAGGAAATGGCGCGAGATTGCGGCGTCGTGGGAGAAGGCTGCCATGTCGGAGAGCCGTTCGGTGGCAACCATCAAGGCGTTCAAGAACTCCGAACTGGGCGAGGCCTGGGTTGAGGAAGGTGAAGCGCCCGACTGGCAGCGACTGCTGGAACGGAGAGAGGACTATCCCATCGGCCACATCCCTGTCGGTGGCCTGTTGTTGGTCGGCGGTGCCGACGTGCAGAAGGATCGTATCGAGATGTCCGTCTGGGCCTTCGGGCGTGGCAAGACATCCTGGTTGATCGAGCATCGGGTGCTGATGGGCGACACGGCGCGTGACGACGTGTGGCGGCGGCTGGAAGGAATGCTGAATGAGACCTGGACGCGCTCCAGTTTTTCGAAGTCCGTGCAAATGCCGCTTGCGCGGCTGGCCATCGACACCGGCTTCGCCACGCAGGAAGCGTATGCCTTCGTGCGGGCCTGCCGTGATCCGCGCGTGATGGCGGTCAAGGGCGTGGCGCGCGGGGCCGCCCTCATCGGCACACCCACCGCCGTCGATGTCTCACAGGGCGGCAAGAAACTGCGCCGAGGCATCAAGGTTTACAGCGTGGCGGTCGGCATCGCCAAGCTGGAGCTCTACAACAACTTGCGCAAGCAGGTGGAAATCGAAGTCGATGAAGACGATCCCGAAATCGAAATCATGAGCTACCCACCTGGCTACGTGCATCTGCCGAAGGTCGATGCCGAGTACCTGCAACAACTGTGCGCCGAGCAACTGGTGACCCGGCGCGACCGCAACGGCTACCCGGTGCGCGAATGGCAAAAGATGCGCGAGCGCAACGAAGCCCTGGACTGCTACGTGTATGCCCGCGCGGCGGCGAGTGCCGCCGGCCTCGACCGCTTCGAGGAACGGCACTGGCGCGAACTGGAACGACAGATCGGTTTCTCGCCGCCCGGCGATCCCGATCCGCAAACCGAACAACCCACTGAGGCCACCCAACGCGGTGGCCTCGCTGTTTCTGCAACCCCGCGAACGGGCCGGCGCGTGATTCGCAGCCGCTGGTTCAACTGATCACCACCACTGGAGAACCCCGCCATGAGTCTGCAAACCCAACTCAACAGTTTCGTCCTGCGCGTCGCCGAGGAATTCAACACCGTCAAAGGCCGCACCGGCACGCTGACTAGTCTCACCACCACCGACAAGTCGAGTCTGGTGGCGGCAATCAACGAACTGAAGGCCGCCATCCTCACGGCGGTGGCCATCGACGACCTGACGGTTGCCACGACCAGCACCTACTCGTCGTCGAAGATCGTCTCGGTGCTCGATGCCCTCAAGGCCGATATCCTCGGTGGTGCCGACCCGGCCTACGACACCCTGCTGGAACTCCAGCAGGCGCTACAGAACGACCAGACCGGCATTGCCGCACTGACTGCTGCCATCGACAAGCGCGTGCGCTTCGATGCGGCGCAAACGCTGACAGTGCCCGAGCAACAGCAGGCCCGCGACAACATCGGCGCGGTCGCTGCCACCGATATCGGCGACACCACCACCGATTTCGTGGCGATCTTCAACGCCGCCCTGGTGTAAGCGATGAGCCTCGTCGCCCAACTGTCGGCGCTCACCACCCGCATCGGCACCGAGATCAAGGGGCTGATCCGTCCCGACCATCCCGGGCTCGCCCGCGCCTGGGTGAATTTCGGCTACGTGGGCGGGGCGATCCAGCTTCGCGCCGCCTTCAACGTCGCCTCGGTGACCCGCTTGGGAACAGGCCGCTACCGTATCGAGTTCGAGACGCCGTTTCCCGATGCCAAGTACTGCTGGGTTGCAACGGGCAGGAGTAATACCGCGACAGGAACAATCCGGTTCGCGGCGGCACGCGGCACGACCGATGGCAAGACCGCCAATTACCTCGAGCTGGTCTGTACCAGTGCTGCGGCGTCGCTCGCCGACACACCCGAGATCAGTCTGGTGGTCTATCGATGAGCACGCCGACCTACACCGAAGCCCAGTTGCAGGCCCTGCGTGATGCCTTGGCCAAGGGAGAGAAGCGCGTCACCTTCGGCGACAAGACGGTCGAGTACCGCACCGTCGAGGAACTGAAGCAGGCCATCGCCGAGGTCGAAGCCGCAATGCACAAGGATGCCGTTTCCACTGGCCTGTATCCGCGTGCGCCGCGCCAGATCCGCGTGACCACCGGGAAGGGATTCTGATGGGCTGGTTCGGAACCATCAAACGCCGGGTCTTCGGCGGCACACCCACCTACGACGGCGCAGGCCTCGGCCGACGCACGCTCGCCTGGACGGTGGCCAATCCCGGAGCGGTGGCGGCACTCGCCTACACGCAGGAACAGTTGCGAGCCAAGAGCCGCGATCTCGTGCGGCGCAACGCCTGGGCGGCCGCCGGCATCGAGGCCTTCGTTGCCAACGCCATCGGTACCGGCATCAAGCCGCAGAGCATGATGGATGACGCGGCCCAACGCGAAGCCATTCAGCGTCTGTGGTGGGACTGGTGCGAGACCGCCGATGCAGCGGGGCTCACCGATTTCTATGGCCTGCAGTCGCTCGCCTGCCGGGCGATGCTGGAGGGGGGCGAGGCGATTGTGCGGCTGCGCTGGCGGCGGCCCGAGGACGGACTGCCGGTGGCGCTCCAAATTCAAGTGCTGGAGGCCGAGCATCTGCCGCTGGCGATGAATCGGGAACTCACCAACGGCAACGTCATCCGTGCCGGCATCGAGTTCGACCGGCTGGGACGCAGGGTTGCCTACCACCTCTATCGTTCTCATCCGAACGATGGCGGCCTCGCCCCGATGTCCGGGTCCGGCGGTGTCGAAACGGTTCGTGTGCCGGCCGAGGAGGTGATTCATCTCTTCCGACCGCTGCGTCCTGGCCAGATCCGGGGCGAACCGTGGCTCGCCCGGGCGCTCGTGAAACTCAACGAGCTTGACCAGTACGACGACGCCGAACTGGTGCGCAAGAAGACCGCCGCGATGTTCGCGGGATTCATCACGCGCCTGGCCCCCGAGGACAATCTGATGGGCGAGGGGCTGGCCGACGCCAACGGCGTGGCGCTGGCCGGGCTCGAACCCGGCACCCTGCAGATCCTCGAACCGGGCGAAGACATCAAGTTCTCGGCACCGGCCGATGTCGGCAGTTCCTACGCCGAGTTCATGCGCCAGCAGTTCCGGGCAGTGGCGGCCGCCATGGGCATCACCTACGAGATGCTCACCGGCGACCTGACGCAAGTGAACTACTCCTCGATCCGCGCCGGCCTACTGGAGTTCCGCCGTCGCTGCGAGGTAATCCAGCACGGTGTGATCGTCCACCAGATGTGTCGCCCAATCTGGCGGGCCTGGATGGATCAGGCGGTGCTCGAAGGGTCGATCACGCTCCCCGGCTACAGCCTCCGTCGGCGTGAATACCAAGTCGCCAAGTGGATTCCGCAGGGCTGGCAGTGGGTCGACCCGCAGAAGGAGTTCAACGCCATGAAGCTCGCCATCCGGGCGGGCCTCACCAGCCGTTCGGAGGCGATCTCGGCCTATGGCTACGACGCCGAGGATGTCGATCGTGAGATCGCCACCGATAACGCCCGCGCCGATGCATTGGGCCTCGTTTTCGATTCCGATCCACGGCACGACCAGGCACCGGCCGTCGTGCCGCCTCAACAAACCGAACAACCCACGGAGTAGCCCATGCTGCCACATCTCGCCTCCCGCATCTTCGGGACGCCATTGCTCGTCCATCGCGCCAAGCTCGACGTGATCCTGTCCGCCCTCGGGCCACGATTGGGGATCGACAGTCCGATTTCTGCCGATGCCAAGGACCTGCTTGCGGCAGTGCCCGCACCCCGTCCGAACATGCAAGGTGCTGTCGGCATTGCCGTGATTCCGATCCACGGAACGCTGGTGAAGCGCACCTTGGGGTTGGAGGCGGCCTCGGGGCTCACGAGCTACCAGGACATCGGCGCGATGATCGATGCGGCGCTGGCCGATGCCAGCGTCACCGGCATTCTGCTGGATATCGATTCGCCGGGCGGGGAGGCCTCCGGCAGCTTCGAACTTGCCCGCCGCGTGCGCGAAGCCACCGTCGTAAAACCCATCTGGGCCGTGGCCAACGATGCCGCCTTCTCGGCGGCCTACGCCATTGCATCGTCCGCCGAACGCATCATCGTCACCGAAACCGGTGGTGTCGGCTCGATCGGCGTGATTGCGCTGCACATCGATCAGTCGGTGAAGGACGCCAACGACGGCTACCGCTACACCGCGATCACGGCGGGTCGGCACAAGAACGACTTTTCGCCGCATGAGCCGCTCACCGACACCGCGAAAGGCGAACTCCAGGCCGAGGTCGATCGCCTCTACGACATCTTCGTCGGCCACGTGGCTGCCATGCGCGGATTGCCAGAGATGGCGGTACGCGCCACCGAGGCCGCTCTCTACTTCGGCCCGAACACCGTGGCATCGGGTCTGGCCGATGCCGTCGGCACGCTGGAGGCAACGCTCACCGAATTTTCTACTTACCTCAGCTCCCGAGGCCGCAAGGCGCCCCCGACTCGGAGCTTTGCACGACCCGGGGCGACGCACCTACAGGAGGACGACATGTCTCTCGAAGAAACCCAAATGGAAATGATCGGTGTCGATCAGGCAGCCGTCCTGGTTGCCGAGGCCCGCCGCGAAGTTACCCAATCCGCGCAGGCCATCGCCGAGTTATGCCTGATCGCCGGCTGCCCCGACAAGGCTGCCGCCTTCATTGCGGAAGGCAAGAACGAAGCGGATGTGCGCCGAGTGCTCTGTGAGGCCAAGGCCGCACGATCCGAGGCTACGCCCATCCATTCCACCATCACGCCGGATGCCGGCACCGAAGCCCCCGAGCGACCCGAGGCATCACCCGTGGTCGCCGCCGTCAAGAAACTCATCCACAAGGAGTAACACATGCCCTCGATCACGCAATCCAAGAACCTCGGTGACCTCCTGAAGTACGAGGCACCGAATCTCTATTCCCGCGAGGCCGCGACGGTCGCCGCCGGACAGAACCTGCAACTCGGTACCGTGCTCGGCAGGAAAACCGCTGACGGCAAGCTGTACGCCCTGGCACCGGCTGCAACCGATGGCACCGAAACCGCCGTGAGCGTGCTGGCCATAGACACCGACGCGACGCTGATCGATCGCGACGACGCCATCGCGGTTGCCCGTCACGCCATCGTCGCGCGCAACGCCCTGATCTGGCCGGCTGGCATCACCGCACCACAGAAGGCCGCTGCCGAAGCGCAACTGGGCGCCCTCGGCATCCTGGTGCGCGACGCAGCGTAAGTAGCCCCTCTCATCCCAATGCTCTCAACTTTAGCTTATAGCCCTTGTGAACCCTATGGGAAACGGGTAAAATGGCGTTCGTTAAGTCATTGATAAATAGACAATATGAACTCGAATACTCGACCACGAGTCGCTGCTGTCCG